AGTATCTTCAATACCAAAAGCAATAGAAGAATCTATAACAACTTCTTCTATTTCTCCTTTTATATACTTTATTATACTATCTTTGGAGTCATCCCATGTCTTGCGTGCTTCAGGTTTGAACTTAAGCATTGCTGGGTTAATAACTGGTAGGAATTTCTCTTCTACTTTCTTACCAGAATACTCTGTAACTGAATTAATTTTGGTAAAGTACTTTAGTGCATCACTGCCTACAAGTACAATCCAATCATAGATATTTGTATCAATATCTATATCACAATCTCGTTTCAATACTTTCTTTATACTACGATCAGAACATAATTGATACTGATCAAAGTCAAAAGCACCATCGAACTCCCTACGGAAATCGGTAGCACTTGGTTTAGTTTCTACTAAGGCAACTTTAGCCATATAACTTCCTCATTAATTTGTCTATTGAAGCTTGAGTTAGTGCACCCGGATCGGTATCCTTCAAGTGGATGTTTCGGGCTACGAGACCAACTTTCTCACACATACTCACTACTTGTTCAGATGCTTTCTGTCCGGCATCATCGCCATCAAAGAAAACATCTACGTACTCGGCACCTTGAACTGCAAGCATGGCGAGCTTTGTTTCATTAAAATTGTTCGTTCCAAAACAGCATACCGCATTAGTCATACCTTTGTCGTGTAGATTCAACATGTCAAACATGCCCTCTACAAGTACAACGGAACCCTTTATAAATTCCACTATAGGAAAGAAGGGTAGTTTAGCACCTGGCGGGCTAAACTTGTACTTAGGTAAACCATTGGTTGTATGTCTGCCTTGAAACGCAACAATCTTACCAGAAATATCTCGTATAGGAAAATTAATCCGACCCACAAAATCATTGTCTTGATGCTGAAAAGCCTCAAACTTTCTATATGTTTCGGGTTTAATATTTCTCCAGTTACCGAGATAAGGTAAACAATTTTGGGGAAAGGACAAACCAACACTCTCTGCACGTTTTTCTGTTAGTTTTTTCTTAAAAAGGTCACGCCGTAATTGTAATTGGTTTGCCCTTTCCCCAAAACGATTATACACATTACCCTTGTATCCGCATGAAAAACACTGAAATATTCCAGTGATCTGGTCTATTTTCATACTAGGGTTCTTATCCTCATGTTCAGGATTTAGACATCGTACTACAAAATCCTTACCCTTTGGGATAAATGGTATTTCTTTACTACTTAATAAAGTCTCAACGTCCATAATCTACCAACGGCTGGTTTTGATTAACCATCTTAGGCAGACAATACGCTGTAACTTTATATTGTTTATGCTCTATGCGATCAGCAAAATAATTGCACGCATTTATACTTGCAAAGTACATGTTTGCTGTACCCTGTTCCTCACCATCTACTATTACCATTAGCAAAAAGACTAATATTCTCATTTTCCGATATCTCTTATATTCTCTTTACTAATTACTTGATAAGCTCCTTTGTTATATGCAGGAGCAAGTGTATACTTTTTAGACTCTTCTTTTTTGTACTCTGCAACTCCAACCTCTCTATACGGAGTTAGAGGTGCAGATTTATATTCTGTTGTCTCTCTGCGATAGGGAGTGCTAGGCACATAAACACTTTCGCGTAAAATCTTTTTTGTTCTTGGAAGAGGTTTTCTTTTTCTTCCACTATAGGTGTAATTCATGCTTCCTTGAATAATCGGCATAGAGCCTCCTGAAAATATGAATATATATTATACTACAATTTGAAGTTGATGTCAAGAACTATTTTTATATGTCGTTAATATCCTCTCCAGTCTTTTGATCGTTATCTTCCCTCTGTTTAGGGGATAGTGCGGTATCCGGCCCTATCTTCATAGTCTCCCAATCCATAGTGGAGGTAAACGAACGCATAGAAGCGGAGCGCATTTTGACACAGTTAAATGTCATGCAGGCATCTTCCTGTTCCCAGGTCTCTAAGCTAAATGCAGCATCAGCTGCGTCTAGTATGCCTTTAGCGAAACGCGCTTCACCACTAGCGTCCGTTTGGTATGGCGAGAATACGGGGGTTTCGTATTCCTGTGCCATGCTTTTAAGTGCCTTACTAACTTCTATCTGCTCCGTCCAGTCATACTGCCCTCCCCGAGAGGGCTGTTTAGAACGTTTAACTTGATTGATGTAGTCTACGATAATTACGCCAACGTCCATCTTACTTTTTACTTTTTTATCAAGTTCAGACCGTATTTTCGCTATAGTCAAAGAAGCATCATAAACTACATCAAGCTGCTGAGTTGGGAGAAGCTCACAACCTGTTTTTAATTTATCATGGAATTTCTCAAAGTTTCGATGTTCTCGATACTCTGCTAATTTTTCTTGACTATCTACATATCTTCCAGCCCACCATTTGGCTACTGCTTCCCATTCGGTTACACTAAGGTTCTTTGTGCGGAGCCGAGAGAAGGGCACGCCGGTAGCAACAGAGCAACACCGTTGTAGAATTGATCTGCTGTCCATTTCTATAGTGAAATAAATGGCTGTTTTGCCAGAAGAAAATACGCTATTAGCAATATTGACACACGTGATGGATTTACCTGCCCCTCTACGACCACCGACAAGTATCAAATCTCGGGGGGAGAATGATATTTCGTGATCGTACTCACTATTGAGTCCGAGGGGTAAGTATTTTCCAAGTTCATCATCTGGCTCGAATAAAGGAATACCTTGCATACTCTCTTCGGGAGCTTGTAACTCCACTTTTTCTTCGACATCCATTGCAATTTGGTGAAGATGTTCTACTGACTCCTCTGCATCCTCAAAGGATATAGAGTTATCAACGTACTTTTCGAGTTGATTCAGAATTTCCTTTTGGGTATATTCATTCTTCAAATACTGTAAAAGCATAAATGCATCAGCATCTACTTCTACATTCTCTATTGCATAAAGAAGTTCTTTCGTAGTATTATCTCGAAGAGCGTACTTTAAATCTTCTACCGTAGGCATTGTATGAAATTTTTCACAGTACCTTTCTATCTCAGACCACAGTCTGTGATATTCAGGAGGCAAGTAGTGCTGACGCACTTGTGTCCAAGTCTTAAAGTCTTGAGTCACTAAAACTTGCTTCATAAAAGCACTAGAAATATTCAACTGGATCCCCCGATGATGAAAAATATAGCCACAGTACCCCTACTATGGCTATACCGAAATACTACTTAAGAAGCAGCTTTTTCTTTCTTTGCAGCACCGTCATAGTCTGCGGCTGTCAAACCACGACGTGTCAGCATAGTCTTGACGCCACGAGCAGTCTTGCCGATTTGGTCGGCAATGGCTTCGACTGTCATTCCAGAAACATCGCCGAGGTCAGCCAAAGGATCGTCCTTTGCTGCTCCTTTCGTGTGCTCCTGTTTGGGGATGGCGGCAATTTCTCCAGCGCGTAGTAAGCTAAGAGCTTTGCCCCTAACACTATTTACTGAACGATCCAATTTGTCAGCTATTGCTTCAACAAATGCTCCATCAGCTACCATGGTGATAAAGGTATTCTCTTCATCAACTGAGTAGGTACGAGGAGTCTCTACTTTTGGAGCTGGCTTGACATGGTCAGTCAGTTCCATAGAGAGGATTTTTCCTTGAATTGACTTAGCAGTAAATGCTCCGCCATCAAAGTGAGACGCTATTTCAGCGTATGTGTACTCACCGCTATTGCCTTCGACAAAAGCAGAGAGTGTAGCTTCTTGAGACTCAGAGAAAGCTCTGGAGCTCTTGGCAGAAGCTAGTTCTACGTCGTATCCCATCTTACGCAATTTGCTAGATACGGATCGAGTAGAGGTCTCAAGTTGCTCTGCAGCTTCTGCTACAGTGCCTTGAGAAATAGGGGATTCATTCCCTACAAAGTTGGTGAGCTCTTCAGTGCGCTCATCAGTCCACTTTGGCAATGTTGCCATATTCTAATCTCCTAAAAATTCTAATAGATTGGTTACTATTGTTATGCCAGATGCTCTGGCTTTCTTTGTTTTAGCGGATTCAATTCCACTTTCATTTATTAA